AGATTACACGCATTTTCAAATGTGAAAATTCTATTATAACCCCTTGATCTCCAGAGAATCGAAACCCTTCTAGGCGAGACTTTTCATCGTTATCGATGACTGTGTCAACATACTCAAACCCCGCACGGCGTGAGACACCGCCAGCGCGTAGCACTTTGGCGTTCTCTAGAATTTCACATCCGGAGTTGAATTTGCTAAGGTCAATTCTTCCAGCGATTTCATCAGAAAGTTCACCAGAGTTTAAGGAGAGTTTGGAAATTTCGGGCATGTTCTAATCAAAATCAGTTGCTTCAGTGCCACCATATTGTCTGCTACTTCGACTTAGTAGCAAGGGTGATCCAGCTAGACGCACATCAGCTTCTGAATTTTCACCAGAACCGTCTTGGACTGCGTCGTAATATTGAGCATTTGGAAGATCAACAGTCTCATAGATTCTTTTCTGTGCTGCCGCTTCGCTTGGATTGTCTGCAATAGGGCCAGCAAGATAAGACGCAAGCAAGCGAGCCACAGCCGTGGCAAAGTGAGGTGTCCACAGATCGGGGTCGGTAACATCTTGAATATAGAATGATGCAACCAACGAATGGTCAGACCACAGGTTTGGTCCAACAATCTTAAATTTATCAATTGGTGTGCTGCTGTAAGTGATTGCTCCATCAGACCCATCAGCAAGGAGAAGTTGGGTGCCAACGTGGTTCTTTACCAGTCGGAGGAGGTTCGTTGGGAGAGTATGGGCATAGGCGAACCCAATTGGCGTGACACTGGCTTGTGCCACCAGTGGGGCACTACTCCGTGCAAATGTCCATTGCTGCGCTGCAAGCGCCTCACGCCGAGCTGGATCGTAGAACTCCGCACAATAACGGACTAGGGCATCTGCAAGCTGGTCAGATGAACTCAGACTTGTGATACGCCGGTCGCCCAAGTGGGCAAGAGCCATGTTGCAGATGTCAATATTCGTCATTGATTAACTTGTAATGAAAAAAGGCAGGGAAGGCAACCCCTCCCTGCCTTTTGAAAGGACATAACCAAATGCCAGATTAGTTGCTATTCACCATCGGGATATTGATGGTGTAGACTGCGTTAGCAGCAAGAGCACCAACTTGTGTTGCGATGAGCAACGTCCGTGCGGTGAATGCTACACTGGCCACAGAAGTGTTCAGCACTGCGGTCCCAACGGTGTTTGCTACTGCGGCAACTGAGCCAGTGATGGCATCGTCGTCAACAGCAACGCCAGCGTCAGTAGCAGTGCCAATCTTAAATGTGCCAGAACCACCGGTAACAGTGGTGGTAATGGTAATAAGACCAGGGATGATGGTCATTCCCGAAGGAACAAAACCAAGGTTGATAGTGTCAGCGGCACTGAGTGCGCCAGCGCCTTTTGAGACAGTGACTTGCAGAAACGAGAGCTTACCACTGGTAAGTTCCGCAGTGCCAACCATACTTCCAGACTGTGCCGAAGCAGCGGTTTGAGCAGTGTAGGTAGAGGAGTTAATAGTAGACATAATATTTTATTTGTTTTTGGGCTTCGATTATACTGAAACGTCGCAAAGAACATTCACAACTCCTTTTTTCTCCTCACGCACTGCACCAGCGCGGAACTTGAATCGGATGTTGGTTGAACCATTGCCGGGAGTTTCCCAAACACGCGTTGAAGATTTCTTCCAATCCCCGTAGGCGATTTTGGATTTCAGCCAGAGTGGGCAAGATTGGATGTTTCCAGCCTTGTGGCGAGAGAAACGACTAGAGACGAGGAATTTGATACCGAGGAAGGACTCAATGATTCCTTTGTCATATGGCTTGCCACCAGTGAACTGGCGGAAGTCTGAGCTAGTTACAACACTGTCCGTCCAAAGAGCGAGAAGTGCCTTAGGTGTAACACCCATGCAAAGCTGTTCAGACTCGTCGTTACCTTGACCCCAAGCATCGTTGTCCATAAAGACACGGATTGCTTCGAGGATCTTAGCCCTGGAAAGGTTGGTATTAGCACCGCCACCGAGGTTGACAGCAATAACTTGGTCCCCGTCAAGGGCTTCAGTCGTCATTGCCTCATCAATGCCACTACCGATAGTAGTGTCACCAAGGATGCCGTCGATGATGATGTCTTCTGCAACACGTTCACCAGCTTCCATAAGGCGGCGAGCAGACTCAGGCATAGGGACACCAAGTCGGTTGAGTTTCCATTCATCATCTTCGTCGAAGTGAACAGTGCGTTCAAAGTTCTTCGGAAAGATAAAGGCTCTAGAGGTAGGAAGTTCAACGGCAGCTTTTTCTTCAAAGCGAGCGGTTTTTTCTTCCAAGTCTAAATCACCAAATTGTTCAATGGTAGCATAGCGACCAGAGCAATCAGGTTTGTAAGTTACATAATCCTTAAGGATATTGATGCGTTTTGAAATGCGAGCATTCCACTGTTGCCCATAAGAAATTTGGGCGTGTTCATGAGGAGTCATTTTAGTAAATAATAGAGGTTAAAGAAACGAGTAGTTCTTTTGGCCTGATTATCCGAGGTCGCTTGCTGGGTCCGTGAGGTTTGTCCAACTCACTTCAAGGGTCAATCCGAGAAACTGAGGTGGTCTTCGTAGGTCTAAGGTCCAGCAAGGATTGTCTCTCTCTTCGATGACTGTCTAAACGTTACACCATACTGGGGTAACCCGTCAACAAAAAAGATCACCACTCCTGTAAAAGAGTGGTGACCTTCCGATATGGAACAACAAAACGACCAAAGCAGCCGTGTGGGAGACTTATAAAGCAGATTCCATAATTAGTCTAGCATGTTTTCCCTGCGCGGTCTCATGCTGCGGGTGTGAATTGTCATGGAACGCTGCATTTAAAGCGTTCTCAGGGTTAGAAACAATATCTTCAGCTTGTGAAAGTTTTCCACCAGCGGTGATTTCAACACCCCCAACCGATGCACCTTTTAGTGTTCCTTCGCTAAGAGATTGTTTTAATTTCGAAAGCGCGATGACCATATTAGGTTGCTTAACTAGGTCATCTGACTCCAACGGTAGCTCC